ACAGATGGTCCGTCGCGTCGTAGCAAACCGTAAAGTCCTGCCCCTCTCTGGTACTCCTTGGAATAACCGTGGCAGTGAGTTGTTTCCCGTCTTTAACATGATGGACCCGCGACGTTTCTCGTCTGAAGCGGGTTTCCGTCGTGATTGGGTTGCTACTTACTGGCAGGGCAGCTACGAGAAAGAAGGTGGAATCAGGAACATCGCGCGGTTCAAGGAATACACGAAAGACCTCTGCATTCGTCGTGAGCGTATCGAAGTAATGCCCGAAATGCCACTCGTGAATCGCACGAAACTCTACGTCAAGATGGACGCGCAGGCAGAAATCGCGTATGACGACGCGGTGAATGAGTTCGTAGCGTGGTATGAGGAGCAAGTAGGCGAGATGAGCGGCATGGCTATTATCGCGGCCATGCAGAAAATGCGTCACCTTGTAGCAATCGCGAAGATTCCTGCTACGCTGGAATTCGTAGACGAGTTCGTAGAGGATACTGATAGAAAGCTGGTCGTATTCGCGCATCACAAAGACGTGCAGGCGCTACTCTATGAGGAAATCAAGAACAAATACAGCGCGGAATTTCCCGTCCTGCGGCTCGTAGCGGAACAAGACCCCGCTGAGAGATTCGACGTAGTAAACAAGTTCAACGCAGCACCACGTTCCATACTCGTCGCGTCACAACTTGCAGCGGGTGATTCTATTAACCTGCAAACATGCGCGGACTGCGTGATGCACGAGAGGCAATGGAATCCGGGTAAAGAGGAGCAATGCGAAGGACGTTTCCCGCGTCCGGGCCAACTCGCGACGAGCATCAACGCAACATACGTGCACTTGGACGGGCTAACGACAATTGACCCGCAACTTGACGGTATTGTCGAACGTAAGCGTATTCAGTTCCATACGTGGGGCAACAAGTCCGAGATGGTCCAGTGGAACGAGAATGCAATGATGAAAGAACTTGCAGCCACTATCGTCAACGCGCATAACGCCAAAAAGAACCGGAAGGCGTCATGAGATTCTGGTTTAACGACGAATTCGCTCCCATGATGTATCCGACATCTGAGGACTTACTAGAAATAAACTTCCATGCAATCGTGTCTGATTGTCGAGGACTGATACGCGGTACACTAGTGCCGCGCTCGTGGGCAGACCTGTCTGATACATGGAGTAAAGAGCCTGATGAGATAAAGGTACGACATCGGGCTAACAGCATCGAGACAGCAGAAAAGATGCAACGTAGTCGCATGAAGTGTCTTGCGCGCACTAACAGGCGTAACCGTATTAAACAGATGGCGCGTGTTCTCGAAGCCAACGGTATGCCTCTTGAACTGGCACTAGTCAAGGCGAAGGAACTACTCACAAAATGAGTAGACAGGCGAAGTGGCAGCGTGAACGACGTGCTAGTGACCAATGCCGTATATGTGGTGCACCCACTGCGGCATACGTCACTAGTACTGGTGTGGCGAAACAATACGCTTATTGCACTACGCATCGCGCTCAGAGTCGTGAGCGATACTTGAAACTGAAACTGGAAAAAGAGAAGGAGAACAAGTAATGGACAAAGACAATCCGCTTGTCGAGTTGATTCGTGTAGTCGCTTCAAGTTCGTTGACCCTCGACAAGTCACTACTCCAATTGTGTGAGGCATTGATTGCAGAGGTGAATGTCCACACTGAAGTAATTCGTAATCAGCAGGAGAGAATTACGAGGCTGGAGCAGCGTCACGAGGCTCTGTTGACGGCATTCTACTCGCACTGTCAGGACGTAGCAGAGGAGATTCACTGATGTCAGTACTCCAGTTTCTCATCCATCCTCAGTACGGTTGCTGCACCACTGGCGAACTGATGGCACTTAACCGTATGGACAAGGACGGCTACAAGAAGCTGACTGATTGGGCGCGCGAGGAAATGACAGCGCGCGGCATTCCAATCGACGCGCCAACGGCGAAGTAATGAAGATACTACTTCTGTCACTACTAGCCATCATAACCGTCATGGTGGCTATACTAATCCGTGCAATGAATGAATCTGAGTGGAGGCACAAAAACTAATGAACATGAAAGTCGGAAAGACAATTGGATGGCTCTACATCGTAATACTCGTGCTGTTAATTGTGTGGGGTTTCTCACGCAATATGCGACACGAACTACCCGCGCTGCACTGTCCTGAACCAAAGGGATGTGTAGCAATTCCACAAGAACCATACGAGAGGTGACATGGCAAGCTACTACGACGATAACTACGGCTGGTACACTATCGAGTCACAAGATGACATCGACTTTTATCACCAGACTCAGCGCGCTTCTGTGCGTAAAAAGTGCAAAGGATGCGGGCAAACGGTGAAAATCAAACGTGAATACGCCTACTGCAACTCATGCGCGGACAAGCTGGAGAAGGGATACGACGTTGGATAATGAATTCTCCGTCGTACAATTCTTCACGGACGGTACGCACGAATACGTCCGGCGTATGGTGAGTGCAGAGGAAGCTGTAAAGGCTGCGAAACACTACATGAGCAGCGTAGCCGTCAAGATGGGACTCGTGAATCGCGTAATCATCACTGATGGTGGTGACTGCTGCCGCTTCGACTGGGTAAAGGGTAAAGGTATAGTGTTTCCACTATATCTTATTGAGGAGAAGTAACTAATGGAATCCAAGAGCTACATCGAATTTCGTGTCTACTTGAAAGATGATGCGGACGTGCAGGAGGTTGGTGAAGCTGCATCAGAACTACAGGACCACATCATTGATATACTGGACCCTTCTACTGGCGATGTGCCTCCAGTGTTCACGCAGGATGTGACATATGAGGTGATATACGTGAAGAAGGAGTAACGAATCTTTTGATGGGGGAATAACCTTAAACACGAGCCTCTCAACTTGCCATTGAACACTCGTGGATGCTTCTCCTGAGTCGCATTATAGGTTGTTCCTCCTTCAAAGGAGTAGTTATCTGGAGCGTGTCGTGCTAGAAGTTATTGTAGTAGTTCTGATTGTGCTAACTTGGGTCTGGATAATTAACAGGTCGAGGAGTAAAGAACAATGAACTGGCGAAGTGTGAAGATTCACTTAGAGGATAAGATTGTACTCGTAGTGGAGTTTCTCACGCGCGATGAACTTGTACTAGTGAAGAAATACAAGGGAATGGATACGGCGTTTCGATTCGACGTATGCAATTGGCTTGAAGGTGAACTACCTGCTACTGAACTATAGGAGACTGTTATGACTGAAGGTAAGGCGCTACAACCGCTGACTAACGGCGGAACTGTACTCATTGTCGGTGTGAAGTCGTCGAATCTGAATGATGAGATTCGCACTCACCCGCGTGTAATTCTTTGGGACAGTCAGCAAGAACACTGGACTGACAAGGACATTCCGTCCAACGTGCGCGTAATCTTCATGACGCGATTCATTGGACATGCTGCGTTCGAGAAGATACTAGGTGAGGCGCGTAAGAAGCAGCTCACTATCTTCAATCCAGAAGGCACGGGGATGATTGTGAAGCAAGTGAGAGAGTTACTCGCGCTTGAGCCGAAGTCAACTGATGTGCAACAACCAATTGCTACACCAGGGAAACTAATTCCTCTACGTCCATTCATCGACCTCAGTAAGACGAATGTAGAGAATGGTCGTATTCTTCTGGCAAAGGCGAAGGAACTTGGAATTATTACAACTGAGCATTCACTCGCTCAGATGGTCAGTGTTCATCGACGTAGGATGAGCGGAACTGCTGTACCAAGAAGTATTCGAGCGAAGTTGGATGTGTCGGTTGAGATACTCGACAACATGATTCAATCGCTGAAGGACATGCGTGATTTCCTTATCGCTACGACTGAGGAGAACCGCACACTGCGAGCCAAGATGGAAAACTTCAAGAAACTGATGGAGCTGTGATGCCTGAAAAAGATAGTGAATTCGAGGATATTCCTGAAGATATCAGGAATGCCCTAGTTCAACTAGCAGCGGACTTTATCAATGAGACCGGAGTTTCATTCGATGAAGTTCGAGACTTTATGGCGGAAGTAATTCGACTGCATGGCGAATACTTACGCCGGAAGGAGAATGTTCACTAATGGTAGACGTAATTGCTGCACCGAAGAAGAACATAATCATGGACGCCACAACTCTATCTAGTCTGATGAGTTGCGCGCGGCTCATGGACTTACGCCTCAACCACCGTTTCATCTCCACGAAAGGCAAGTCGAATAGCCTCGAAGTAGGGACGTTAATCCACAAAGTGCTGGAGGTGTATTACAAGCACAAGATTAACGGCTTCCCAAACTCGACGGCTATCGGCAATGCATTAGCAGCAGGTCAACTCTTTATTGTTGGCTGTCCACATTGTGCGTCCATAGTAGAGGGTACGCCTAGCTGCGGGCATGAGATTGGCGAGTACCCCGGCTTGCAGAACACGCCAGAAATGAATGACCGTTATGTGGTCGGTTGGCGTTTCGCGCTCCAAACCTGCGAGCAATACTTCGATTTCTACAAGAACGATTCATTTATCACACTCGCGTGTGAGCAGGTGAAGGGCGAGGTACTCTACGAGGACGACGAGATACGCATCTTGTGGAAAGCGAAGTTCGACTTAATCATCGACAACTCACAAATCGGTATCGTGTCGATGGACCACAAGACATTCAAACAGCGCCGTGATAAGTCTACACTGAGTAACCAGACCACAGGACAGTGTCTCCTGCTGAAGTCACGCAACGTAATCATCAATAAGATTGGGTTGCAGACTACGCTGAAGATTGACGAGAGACTCACGCGCGAAATCGTATCGTACTCAGCAGATAGACTGCTAGAGTGGCAGACGGAGATTCTCCCCTACTACGCCTACAAGTATATCCAGTTCTCTGAGAGCGGATATTGGCCTCCGAACTACACGCACTGTGATAACGTGTATGGTCCCTGCATGTTCAAGCAGATTTGCGAAGCGGATAGGAACATGCGTGAGGAAGTTCTGCGTAATGAATATCAGATTGGCCCCGCGTGGGACCCAACTAATCGGGGAGATGACTAAGTGAAACTACGACGAGTTCAATACATTTACAACAATCAACCTCATCAAACAGGAACCTTCTATTTTCACGGTTTCTTTATGATTGAAGGTGAAGTAAAAGCTCTAGTTGAAAATGGAAAGGGTGAGATGGAATGGATTGAAATGTATCGACTCCGTTTCATTGATAGTCCCGATACAGGAGGAGACTAATGACTGTCCGCGAATTGCTCGAATTGCTGCATGACTTTGAGAGGGATGTAAATGCCTAACTGTGTATCGGATGATTGGGTAGTTGTCAACGTCCAAGGCATTCGGAATGCTACATGGGGTGAAGCCTCATACGTTAGTTCAACCAACGTAGGTAAACCATTCTTTATCTCGTTGACATACAAGGGTGCTCATAACACCTTCTACTACCGAACTGAAGCCGAAGCACGCACAATCTTCAATAAGATTCGTGCAGCAATGGATAAGGAGTTCAAGAATGCCTAACATGAGCGACGTGAACTTCGATGCTCTCTATGTAATGATGAAGGGTGAGCCGGGTACACGTAAATCAACTCAGGCGTTATCATTCCCTGGACCACAGGAATGGTTCTCGTGGGATAGGAAGATGAACGGCATCTACCTACCCATGAAGAAGTGGGGAATTGACCCAAAAACTATCAGTTACACGGACTACGACGACTGGAATAAGCCTCGTGCGCGCTTAGAGAAACTTCAGGTAAACTGTCCGTTCAAGACGCTAGTATTCGACAGTCTTACTTCGATGTGCGACATGACACTACGCCAAACGCTGAAGATGAAGTATGGCGTAACACGTCAGTCAGGCGCAGCAGCGGGTAAACTAATTGCGGGTATTGC